GCCGCCGCCCGTTGCAGCCTGGGAGTCCGAACCCGTTACCAGTTCGCTTCCCAACTCACGTTTTTTACCGCTTTCTCATCGGGTTCCTCCATCAGAGTCACAATCGGGTCATTGTACATCTCTGCCAACTTGCCAATCAGTTCATCCTTATGGGGCATACCCGCATAAATCTTGTCAATCACATCCTGCTTCACGAAACGATGGTGCGCCTTGAATGCACCTGCAAAAAGAGCAGGAAGCAGAGTCATAGGCTTACGGTCAATGTCCTGTGCGACAAAGCCCTCATCCTCCATCTGCTTGACAGTACGCCTGGTAAACTCAAGCGTGTATTCCTTATCTTCATAGGTAAAAACAATCTGTTTAGCCATTGCTCAACTCTCCTTTAATTCTCAAAATTAAATGCAATCTTACTCTTCGTCCTCAGTGATAGGAGTGGACGGGGCAATCGTAATCGCCATACCACGAACCTCATTCACGCCGCCGCCAGTAACGTAGACGGACAGTTCGCCTGCAAACTTGAACTTACCCTCAGAACCCGTAGGAGTCGGGGAACTTGCAGTCTCAGTGCCACCGAACCATACTGCGTATTCCTCGTTCTTGCCCTCAAGGGCTTTCAGAGCCTTATACTCAGTGTGGTCATAGTTGGCATTAAAGGTCATGCCGTCATTACTCTGGACACCATTCACATAGGTCTGCATTTTGTCAGACAGAGTGGTGGTTTCAAGCAGTTCCGGGTCACCGCCCAGGTCGGGGAACTCAGTAATGTCAAGCAGCTTCTCCCATGCCGTTTCCTTCTTGTGCATGAGGAAAGTCATATAAGTACTTGTAGCCATTTCACTTACCTCCTGTAAAAGTGTTTTCCATCGGTTGCCACACGGAAGCGGGCTGTAATCCGATAGATTGTTGCGTCCTCCATGTTCGGAACCGGGGTCATAACCGTGCGCCTAAAATTCATGGAGTACAATGCGTCATTGATTTCTTTGATAATCTTCTTGCATTCTGTTTTCTTACCCTCTGCCTTGTTGGAGTAGACATTGATTTCAAACATGGCAATAACCATGTTCTCTTTCATGCTGCTGTCCTGCCACTCCGTAGGGATATAGCAGTCACTCTGGGTAATACTCACATGAGGAAAAGAAGAAGGTGATTTCACATATTCACTGGCAATATCAATCTTAGGAAATTTCTCTCTCAAGATTTTTGCAAGCCTTGTATAGACTTCGTTTTCGCAGTCAATCATGTGTAACACCTCCTTGCTATCTCTGCAAATTTCTCTTCCAACTCTCTGACTGTTTCGTACATACTCATGTTTGCAGGGTTACCGTAGGTATGAACTTCACCTGCGTGTTTTCCCGTGGTAATAACTTCACCGTTAGAACCAGGGTCACCAGTGTATCGCCATCCCTTTTCAAGCCGTCCCAGTTTATAACCGTAGCCACCACGGGTGAAACCGTTCTTACCTGCTTCCGGGTGATTGTCTGGGTACTTGACACCTGTACCAAACTCAATAAAGAGGACTGAACTTCCTACAGCTACCACGGCTACTTTGTTGGTATCCCTGCTCTCTACAGATACGCTCACATCATTCGTACCGTCATAGACGGCTGTTTGGAACTTTGCTGTAGCTACCTGGACTCCCTCTTCGCCAAGGGCTTGTATGAATTTTTCAGTACACTCTTTCAACCACGTCTTGTAGTTCTTGAGTTCTTTAATGGCATTGTCAATGCTCTTTTCAGATAACGTAACTTTGATAACACGCTTGCTCACGATACGGTCACCTTGCTAATAGCATAAGAGATACTGTTAAGGGACTTTGCAACACGCCGTACCCTATAGTCACAGAGAGGATTGCCGTCATTTCCGAACTCTGGCTCCTTATCCACAAAGAGCAGGGTGTTTTCATCAATGGGGCAATTTGTATCATCAGTAATGAGTACCTTGTCATAGGACTCTAAGTTACCGAACATATTCACCTGGGCATATCCAGTCGCAGGCGAAACACTGCATTGCAGTTCAACAGGGCTTTCATAGCCCACCTGGTATTCACCAGTTTCATTCCCGTCATCATCCAGAAGTGGCTCCCTGCCTTTGTACAGGCAGTAATGCACGGGCTTGAGATTGCGCTTCATCAGCTTCATAGAATCACCCCCGCCATAGGAAGGATTCGCCGCAGCAGGGTAGGGGGAATGTCACCATCTTCATAAGAACGGGAAACGCCGTTTTCGTTGTGTGCTGTTTCACCCTCTGCCCCACGCTTATTCAGCATATAGGCGGCAATCTCAACATGAACCGTGTCATATTTTGCAGGAACCGTATCTGCTTCGCTATACGGGTATGCCCTGGCAAGCACTACACCCTTCGCCAGAATAAGATAGGTGGACAACACTTCGTCATCCGTTTCCTCTGTCATGCGTTTCAGCATTATCAGTTTCTCTTCATCGGTCATCTTGTCCACCCTCCTTTCTCAACTTAGCTAGTAGTCTTGCCAATGTCTGCGGCATTTGCCACATAAACAGAACGGCTGTAAGCAGGCTTCTCAAAGGTAGTAGAGATACCAGTGAACTTGCCGTGATACCATTCGGGACCGTGGTCAAGACCAATCTGACCGAACAGCTGATACTTCTCACCTGCACCAGTCTTTGCAAGCGGCTCCAGGAAGAAGTTACCCTTGCCCGGAACAGGCTGATATACAGGTGCAAGCACGTCCAGGTTCAGAAGCATTGCAGTACCCGCAGGCAGGCACTCACCCAGATACAGGTAAACAACACCGATAGGAGTCACCACACTGGAAAGAGCGATACCGTTAATCTCACGGGCAGCGGGTACAACGGTAAGACCGTTCTGAACTGCGTCTGCATTGACCTGGAACAGAGTCACAGCGTCACACCACAGCACCAGACCATCAGTCGGGGCATTTGCGCCATAAATCTTCTTAACCATGTCAGCAATGTCCCACAGACCCAGGGGCTTCTTAGCCATCGCCATAGTGTTGGAACTGATAGCGTTTACCAGACCACGGGTCTTGTTCACTTCGTCATCCGTAGTTGCCTTGTTGTAGACACCGTTGATAAAGGTGTACTCAATATCACGGTTGACCTTCTGGATTTTTGCAGCAACCTGGAAATCCAGTTCACTGACAGGGTTGCCCTGCTGCTGTGCCACATTGATACCGCTCAGAGTACCCATGTTGCTCTGCTTACCATAAGAGATACCAACAGACTCCTGGAAAATCTGAGTCACATTGGTTTTCTGCTCACGCTTCACAACAGTAGCGTCCGGGGCAGTCAGAGAAGCGTTCTCGCTGATTGCAGGCTGAGAACCTGCACCGCCCGCAGTGTATTCCTGTCCAGTCACGAACTCAACGTGATTGGTAGTCTTTGCCTTAGAACCGATAATGGAACTAAGAGGGGTTCGGGTATTGCCCTTGTTGAAGAGCATACCGCTGTAATTCAGTACTTCAAAACTGGTTGCAAACGTATCTGCCATTGTCTTTTACCTCCAAAATTATTCTTTCATCTGATTGGCTTCATCCTGCGCTTTCAGACGTGTATAGTAGGCAACTGCGGTAAGATTGCCGCTTGCCTGGGCTTCTTCGATTTTCTTTGCGTAATCCATGCCGCCCGTACCTTCGGAACCCGCAGCAGGTCTGGGGGTTTTCTTCATCTGTTCAGCACGAATTGCCTTTTCACGGGACTCATTGAACGTAGCCTGGTTCTTCATAACCGTGTCCATATCGCCGTCAACCATTGCGATTGCAGTACTGTCAGCAAGTTTCTCATCGTAGCCCATAGCTACCAGTTTGGTCTTTTTGTCTGCCAGAGCGATAGAACGCTTCAAATCGGTATTCTCCTGGGTCAGCTTGTCCATGGTTGCTTTCTGTTCAGCGGCAGCGGCTTCATCGGCAGTCTGCTTACCTCTTAACTGCTTCTTGTAATCAGCCGCTTCGGAATTGGCTTTAGAAAGCTGTGCTTTCAGACGATTGATTTCAGCGTCATTATTCTGACCTGCACCCGCAACCTGTAAAGCCGTAGAAATCTCTTCCTCAGTCATACCTTCCTTGTAGGAATCTCCAAGCAAATCACTTAAATAACTCATAATAAAGTCCTCCTTGCGTTTTAAGGTGTTCCCTCACCA